TTTTTCTTTTTCATCTGTCTAGTTCCTTTCTTATGATTTCGATTAACTTGAAGATCAAGTAACCAGCGCAGTAGATTGCCGACAAAGTCAGCGAACTGTAAAGCACAAACCAACCGATTACCCAAACTATTGAGCCAATATCAAGTAGGCAGAACATAGTCGTTTTCCTTTAGTTTCCGTAGCAACGTGCGGTTGTCGATCTGCACCCCGCTTGCCCTGCACCACCAGGAGACAACGCCAGTCTTAAAGTCACGCAGTAGCTTCTGTACTTCGTGCGAGTTCTTATACTCCAGAGCATCGTTTAGTGGCACGCCTTGGTGGCCTTTAACAATCTTCATGCCCTTAACCATCCCTCGCTTGCGTAGCATCCGCAGGTCGCGGATAGCTTGGAGTGCAACCTCTCCAGCCAACTGCTGCACTCTGTCATCGTAATCACCGCGACATAGCTGGGTTGACCTCACCGACCAAGCTCCACCAGCTTCGCTTCGTCAGCCTTAATCTGGTTAGATAATCTAGTTAGATCATTTGACTGCCCAGCGTAATGAATAATCATCGCATCCTTGTAGCGGTCCAAACCAAAGTGCGACTCCACGCTAGTCATGCAGTTGAATGACGGATCAAGCTCGGTCAGCGGGATGTTCCACAGGTGCGCCATCACGTTGAGCCATGTCTGCTCGGCAAAGTGGTTAGGGTGCAGGCCAATGGGCGGCATTGATAATATACCAACGGCCTTGGTATGGACTACAAACACGCCAGTATTTACATAGAACTTAGGCTCAATCACTCCGCCGAAAGCTCCAGCCAACTTGACCATATCTGGCTTGCGATCCAGATAAGCTCCCTCGTCAAATGCACAGAACACGCCAGCGTCATCTGAAAGCTTGGGGCAATCGGTTGCAATCAAAACATCAGCGTCAACAAATGTGACCTGCTCATAGCCCTTGGTTGCCATGATGTTTCCAATGGCAGACTTGGAGTATTGGGCTGGATGCGTGAGTGGTTTATCAATCAGAATGAAGTCGCAGTTATGGCGTTTGCAGTACGCCTCCATCCTCGGCCTGGTCAGATCAATAATCTTCTGCCAATCCTCACCAAAAGATTGAGTTACTAATGCTTGTTTCATTTCTCAATCCTAACCCAAGCATCCAGCGGTAGGTTCTCGCCGCAGAATCCAACTTGGATCTCTTTCTTTTCCTTTTCGGATATGCCGTAAAGCTCCCAGCCTCCGTCAATCTTAACTACGCGAGTGATCTTCATTCTCTGGGATACCTATTGTTTCCTTCGTTATCGCAAAACTTCTGGAAAGATTCCTGTGTTTCAGATTCATCGCTGTCGCTTGCTTTGTCTCCATAGTTTGAGTAAAGCCAAGGACGAGGCTTGCTGAAAAACTCATCCCAATCTTTGTCTATTTCTTCTTGGTTCATAGTCTTGGTACTTCCTTTTTGATTTGTGCTAACACGAACAGCGACCTTACCAGCGCACGCTCTAAGTGGTCAACACTTGTTTCGCCGTTATTATCTGGACAAGGCGAGGACTTGTGCAGCTGCATTTGCGCTGTGGCTAGGTGGCGAATCGCCCTGGCAATATGGTAATCGTGAGTCGGCCTATCCTTCTCCAACCAATCTCCGTAGGCAGACTTGTCTGATCCTTTACCCATAACACGCCACACAATCTCCTGTGCGGCATTGCCCATTTCTTGAATCGTTGGTGCAGTCATTTTGCAAGCCTCCTATAAAATTCGTCTAGCAATCCTTCTAGCCAAAGTACGTCTTGTGGGTCAATCATAAACTTCCTCCCATATTCATAATTGCTGTTCGAGCATCAAATGACTTACGCCATATTCTTTTCATCAAGACATCGAAATTCCTTCTCTTGACTGACTCGGCAACATTCCACAATCCAGTGCTTATCTGAGGAGATGCTTGCTTGACTTCATCTGAATCACAATATGAATCAATAATAAACTCTGGCATTATCCCGCTAACCAAAACAAGATCACCCTTATCCCGATCCTTCACCTTCCAGAATCCATCCTTGGAATGCTTAACATCAATGCCAGTGTGCGGAAGATCACCGCTGTTCTTCCTGTATGTGTCAACAGAGCCATCCCAATACAATCCAATGAACTTGGCAAATGCCATTTCCGCGCCAGCACCGTCAATGTGTTGACCCCAATATCTAACTGGATCTCCATCATATACGTTTTTAGATCCCTTTAATATTGCGCTCGCGTTCCTAGCAGCACCAACAGCTATGGCAACATTCATCTCGTATGGCTCTAATTTTACTGGGATCATAACTTCATCCCAGGAGGCGTGTAGCCTTTAACCCAAGCCCAGACTTTCTGCATTGCACAAAAGGCAATACCAGCTTGGTAGAGTTCGTCTTCGTCCCACACCTTCGTTGTCAGCTTGGTAGCATCGTTGGATGCTAGGACCACCGACACGCAGGCACACTTAGGATTCTCGCTTGCATTTCGGTATGCCCAAAGTTGGGCGCAATCTGTATCGTAGAATGGATCGTACTTAGGATTAACCTTACGATTCTTTAGGTCGATGATAGCGTCACCAATACCGCGTAGCTTGACGTAGGCATCACACCTTCCCGCATAGCCTGCGCCGACAAGACCCTTTTCGCACCAGTAGGTTTTCTCAATGTTTGCATCGGACCACTTCTTAAAGGTTTCGATGTACGGAGCAAGTGTTTCATCTGTGGATACAGCTCTTCCAAGGAGGATGTTCTCCATACATTCATGCATCCTCGTTCCGTGTTCCGCTGCCTTGGTTGTTGACTCTCTTGAGTCCTTGACGATCCTTTTCGCATAAGCTTCGAGCGTTTCATCTGCCTCCTTCGGAAGTGTGAGCGAGGACATAATGGCCTGCTCTATCTTCCACGCCGTCAATTGCGGCTTATCCATAATGCCAAGCACGCTGGTTACGGATGGGTACAATCCCATCTGGCGCGCATCGGCTACGGTTGTGTTTCTTTCTTTTCCGTTCTTGCCAATCACAACGTGGGCGGATTCACCCTCGGCTGTGTACCAATGTCCCGCCTGGTCAGTTGCGACCAGACGGGAATTAGTAGGCTCTTTAGCTGTGATTGTAAGAGCCATACAATTTAGAATGGCACTTGGTTGCCGTCTGCGTCCACCTCAACCTTAGTGGCCGTGGACTTGCCAGCAGCGGTAGCAAACTCCTTGGAGGCGCGGATTTTTTCCTGCAACCAATCGGGCATATCGTTGAACTGACCAGCTTCACCCTGTTCGATCTCGTAGTACAACTGATCGTTGGTGGTGGTAGTTGGTGCTTTCATTCCCTTGGGGAGTTTGGATGCACCTGCGATGGCGCAGTATTGCCGACCCTGCTGGCTGGTCTTGTGGATCAGCGTCAGCATAGCTGGCTTGCCAAGAAGGTTCTTTAGGCTGAATGCCTGGAGTTCCTTGCTGGTGAAGGTCTGACCGCGCCATTGTTCGAGAAGCTTGCGTAGGCTGGCTTTCTCGCCAAGGCTGCGGGTCTGCTCAATGCTGACGACCATAGGCTTTTGAACTGTGGTGCGTTTGCCATTCTCCTCGACCTCAAACTCATCGGTTTGATCGGGTAACTCAAACGTCAAGCGGACTTTAGGTGTCCACTTCTCTTGGTTATCCCAGTTAGTTTTCTGGTGGCCTAGGTCAACTAGGCTATAAAGAACGCCTACAGTAGCGCCAGCTTCGGGCAACTTGCGTTCTTGTTTTGCTGATTCACTTAATGTTAGTGCCATGTTATTTCTCCTTTATTTATTTGTTTGGGTTTATTGTTGTTGGGGTAAGGTCTTCAAAAGCTGGTGACTTAACGTAAAAGCCCTGTGCGATGGTTGCGGTCTTGGCATATTCAATAGTGACATTGGCGGGCGCGATCTGTCGAGCTAATTCACAAACGCTGTCGGCGGTCATTATGACTAGCCATTCTTTGCGACCATTGCGGCGGAAGAATACAGATGGGATCTTGCCCTTCGGACAATCCCGCTTGGCTTGCTCCATCCACTCTTCGGGCTTGAGTGCTTGGCAACGCTTGCCTTCAATATGGAATGGGAAGTTCTCGCAAACCACATCACCGCTACCGCCTTCTGGATTGCCTGCAAACTGTTGGCTACGGCGAGCCTTCTGCCATCCTTGTTCGCGCAGGTAATTTGCTAACTCTCGCTCACCCGCTGCACCTTTAGCCCGACTATTGATTTTGCCCATCCATCGGGTTTAGCTGTCAACCTGCGATGGTGTCGATATATATTTTAATCTATTTCAGTTCCGCCAAGTCTTATTAGCGTGGCTAATATCCTCATTAAATCGCCTAATCATTGCCATCATGGTCAGTTTCTCAACTATCTTCTTGTTCTTCTTAACCCAAGCCACAGCCTCATCAAAGGACTCCATGTCCTTCAATCCCTCCTCAAACTTAGCCCAAGCCTCTTTCTCGTTCACAAGCTTTGGAATACACGCCAGTTCTGACCTGTCGAGGGGCAAAGCTTAGTTGTTATGCTTTTGCACTTGGCGATGGGTAACAGCCAGAATAGATCATCATTCATACCCCAGCACGCCACATAATCCACGCCACTGATAGCGCGCTTGGGGATATTAAAGCCATTGCCACTGCTGGTGGTGAAGCGGTACTTGGTGCGCCCAGGCTCTACGGTCTGTGCGGTCTTAACTTGGATGCGGAAAAACTTATTGTTCTTCTCGGCCACGACATCGTACCCAGCAAAATCCTCGTAGGGCGTAAGCACGTTGTATCCGCACCGCAGCAACGCGCCAGTAACGCGAGCTACTCCTACCGCACCAACTTGGCGTGATGTTAATTTCATCCTTGACGGCATTCGGTTTGTGCTAGAGACTTTTCCCAATGAAAGCAATAATAACTATGACACTGACGGCGATGCTGATGGCATCGGTGATGGCTGATGATGATGAAGCTGACGCTGCTGATTTTGTGGGAGCAGTGCTAAAACGCAACGGATTCTCATGTGGCCGTGGATGCGTAATATCCGAGGATGGTGGAATGGCTTATTCATCGTCATCTGGTAGGTCAATAATTTCAACTGATGGTTTTTATTATAAGTCTGGAAGTAGTGTTGTTGGAAAAGATGAAACATTCATATCGAAGTCTAAGAATTTCTTTTACGGAACTTCCACAACGATTAAGGCTGGTTCTGCCTATATGAATGAAGGTGCTGTTTGGGTTGGATCTCAAGAAGAGGACAATGATTAAGCTCCAAATATTGCGAGCCTATTTCGTATTCTGCTTTCGAGTCCACCAATAAACTTCTTTCTGGCTGGGTTGCGTTGAGCCATTCGGTATTCGTCTTGCAATTGAGCATCGCTGGCTGCACGCATTAACGCCTTTGGGTCGACTTGGTTGATGGCTTGCAATGTCTTCGGACCTAATCCTCCATCTACCGTCACCTTCTGCCCCAGCGTGTTCAATCCTTGCTGGATGTACTTCGTTGCGCCGCCCATCCCGCGATTAAACGCGAGATCCTGTGCGAATGGTTGGACTTCTTGGGGAAGTTTAGAGACGAATGGGCTGGTGTACTCTTTGACGTATTGTGCCGCAGCCTGCGCTCTTTCTTGCGCTGGGAGCGATGAGATTCTTTTGAAGGCATCTGGATGATACTTGTCGTTAATACCAGCAACCTCAAAATTACCACCCATATCTCCTGCTGGCAATTTATAGACCTGCACGTTTCCTTGCTTGTCCTTCCTTGCCTCAAAATCAATCGTCTTTAACGCTGCTGTTTGTAGTGCATCTTGTTCTGGTTTTGTTTGCATAGGCTGTTGTTCCTCTATGAAGTCAAGTTCTGGTTGTTCTGGCACAGATTGTTGTACTTGCGGTGCTTGCTTGGCGTATTCTCTAGCTTTCTCAATTGGGGCAATCCTTCTTATCTCTTCTGGTACTGGCTCGTATCCAGTTCCAGTAAGCTCTCTTGCCACCATATCGTTTCGCAAGGAAACATCCTTGGATGGGTTTACTGAAAACTTCATTGTTTTTGGCCTTGCTTAATTTTTGACTCATTACGAATCAAAAACTCTTTTCTTGCGTCACTGCCAACTTGAGAATACGCGCTCTTTAATGCCCTAACCTTATCCTCGCTACCAAGCCTCTTGAAGCCACTATCACCAAGCAATGCTTCAGCAGCAGCGCGGTTGGCTCGGCCTCTTATCTTTGAGTATTTTTCATACAACTCTGGAGATAGCCTGTACTTTTCGTTGCCAATCATAAATTGCTCTAAAGGCTTCGGTGGTATCACATCTCCATTTTCAGTTTCCTTGAATAGCTTGTAAATTGCCAAGGTGGTTTTATCGTATGTTGCTTCTCTTGACTTGGTGAAATCAAAGAAGTTGTACATTACTGGATCAGCACCTTCTGGTGTCTGCGGTATTTCTCTTCCCCATATATCAATCTTTCTTGGCAAATCCTCTGCATAGCCAAGAAGCTTCCTCTTGAGGACTTCGCCAAATAAATTTAGCGTTCTTTCTGTTGTATCTTCACCCTCAATATCCTTAATCTTTATTTTCTCTGGTAATGAATCGCTCATAGACCTTGACACAGCACTAAGCGTATTGGGGAAAACTATTGAAGATACTGTTCCAAAGTAATTGGCAATCCACTTATCCATCCTATCTCTCTTGCCGTCCAGCATTGCCGAAAGAAGGCTGTTTGTTCCCTTCAGAAAGCTTTGGTTCATAGCAAATGACAAGGTTTCTGGGACAAGTGCAGTTAAAAATTCTGGACTTATAAATTCACCCTTGTCCGTTGCCTTACTTGCCTCATTCCAAGTTGCAAGCATTCCGCCAACAATCCCCATTTTCTCAAGATTCATAACACGATCACCAGGCTGGAGGTCTGTGGAATCACCCTCCGCAAATCTTTCCAGCGCGCTAAGGTTTATTGTTCGAGGAGGAAGTGTTTTGTATTGTATGTCCCTAGTCTTCTCGGAATCCTCTGCCGACCCGCCAATCACCCCAGCGTCCGACAATGTTTTTGCAACTGCCCCTATGGTTAGGCTTGTTAATGTTTTTCCTATTGCCATGTGTACGCCTCTAGCGTCCTTGGATTGCATTGCTGGTATTCCCTTTGTGACGAGCGCATAACCAGGAAGCGAATAATCAAGCATTTCATCGATCACATTTGCTGGTGTCTTTGCGTATGGGATAATTGTCTTCCCAAGAGTCCTCGCCAATCCAACCCTATTACCAAGGCCAAACATATTTGATACGCTCAAGGCTGCTCTTGATAGCGGCGTGTCCTGCTGGAACACGGCTTCTGCTGCCTCTTGTTCTATTTTTCCTAAAGCTTCCGCTGATGGAAGTCTTGTTGCTACTGAAATTTCTTTTCCAATTTCTCTTTTGCCAATCGACTCAATTTGATTTCTAATGTCTTGTATTTTTGCTGAGTCAGTTGCTGTTGTTTTGGGTTTTGACAACAATTTTGAAAGCTCATTATTAAGAGAAGAAATCTTGGATACTCTTTGAAGTTGTGCGGATTCAGCCAAAAGCCTTGCTTGAGCCATTCTTCTGAATGGAGTATCTCCAAGCTGAAGTAGTCGCAACATTGTTTCTGGCGGAACGCCAAGCACCGTTTCGGCGGCCAGTCTAGCCCTATCAAGCCCAGCCTGCCCCAATCCTTTCCATCCGTTAAGAACTGGTTTAGCCAATCCAGATCCTGTCCAAAATTGTCTAAACGCTTGGGCTGGCTGGAATCCTCTTATTTTCTCTCCAGACAATAACCCTTCGGCACTGATGCCTCTTTTTAACCCAGCCAATCCTTCTCCGCCTCCACGAACAAATGCTTTAACTGTTTCCCCAACTCTTCTTGCTCCAGCCAAAGATATTGGTGATGACACAGTTCTCTCTGCAACTGGAAGTCCAACTGATTTCTTGAACGCCCTTGCTACTTCTTGGCTTATAAACGCACCCTGTCTTCCCATCGCTCTGGGCAATGAGCTTACCGCATTGCTCCAAAGATTTGTGACCAATGACAAAGGAGCAAGAAGATTTCCCTGTATTACGGTTGGCAGAGTTTCAGCAAAAAACTTTTTAGGAACAAGTCTTGACTCAAAGTTCTGGAATCTAAACGCACTTTCAACAAATCTTTTCTCTGCTTGAATTGCTTTCTGTATGTCAACATCATCCAGCGTATTTCTTGCTCTTTCCGCAAGAGTTTCATAGGTTGACCTAGTTCTGGCTTGTAGCTTAAAAAGATTTCTGGCTTCTATAAGAAGAGGCTGAGTAAGGGTTCTTCCATTCTTATCAAGAAAAACGCTTAGTGTAGCAAGGTATCCATTTTGGGTTGCCGATGGGAGAGTCCTCATTGCTGCAACAGTTTGAGCAGCTTCTGTAGGTAGTTTTATTCTTGTCTTCGCAAGATCAATCAATGACTTAACATCATTCTGTTTTGATGCTCGGTTAATTAGCTCGGCATTGGCAACTACTTTTTGAGGAGCAGTTCCGCTTTCAAAAATTCCTCTTACAACATCATCGGACTCGTTTGCTAGGGCATCTTGCAATGCCTTCTGACCAAACTTTGCATACTTTATATCCTCACTCTTTGCAAGCTGTTCGCGCACTTCTCTGTTAAGGAATGGATCTTTCACCATCTTTACTCCAGCTTGTCTATACCCAATTCCCTTTGGTGTTGCAGGCAATTCAATTGGCAATTCAACTGGAGGAACGCTTGCTTTTGCTACTACTTGTTCTGCCTTCGGAGCAACTGCCTCAACTGCCTTCGGCAAAGCACCCTCAACCGCTGGGGTTACGGCAGGTGCAACAGCTTCAGCAGCTTGAGTGGCTGGGCGAGTTAATGCGCCGCGAACTCCTTTTGCCAATCCAACCAACCCACCGCCAGTAGGCGTAAGAATGGATGCAGCCGTTGTGGTTATTGGATACTTCTCAACATCGCGCTGTAATACTTCGCTGATTCGAGCCATACGCTCTGGACCTAGCAACGCTTTACCAGCAGCCTCTTGACCCTTCTGGCCTGCGATAAATCCACCGATACCAGCAATCGCGCCAGTAGCCAGCTTTGGGAGTATACCTCCAGGTGTAAGTGCAGCAGCGGTTTCAGCAGCCACAGCACCAGTGGTTGCGGGGATTACTTGGCTTGCAACAGTGCGAGCAATCGCGCCTAGCCTGCTGGGTTCTTCTGGCTCAAGCTCAAAGGAGTCAACATTGCCATCCTTGTCAGCCTCAAAGCGTACCACCTTGCCGTCCTTGTTTCTTCCAATTGCAAATCCAACGCCTGTAGCTTTGTCCGTTCCAGAGGATACGGTTTCGATGCCCAACCTCTGTGCTTCCTTTACGGCTGGGATTGCTGGAGTCTCGATAATGCCTTCAGCCAACGCCTGCGCTGTTGGCTTGTATCCTTCCGCTATCGTTCCGTCTGGCCTGCGGATCGCGCCCATTGCATCCAAGGCTTTGCCAGCCTCAATGGATGCTTGCCGTGGAGTTGCTCCAGCCTGTAGCTGACGCTGTGTTTCTTGATCTAGTAAAGCCTTGCGTTCTGGCGAGATAACTTCCTCTGGCTTGCCACCAGATGCGAGATATTCGGCTTTGGTTAAGTTTCCAGCTTCCTCTTGAGAAAGCGGGGCGAACTCTAAATCTTGTTCCTGCTCTGGAACGAACTCAAGCTCTGGCTCTATAGCCATTGCTTACTGCCTCGCTTGCAGTCGTCCTGGCTTTCCGTTGATGTAGATAAGTTCCCCAGGCTTCACGCCTGCTGCCCTTGCTTCTTGAAGACTATTGAAATTCTTTGGTGCTTGGGGTTGGGCTGGTTGCTGTTCCATTGTTGGTGCAGCAATAGCTGGCGCGCTTGGGGCTGTAGCTGTTGGTGCGCCTTCTGGAGTCTCGGTTTCCATTTGACCAGTTTGCCTGTTGAATCCAAGCTCTGCCATTCTTCCTTGAAGCACCCCACGTTCGGCCTCAAGCTCCTTCATTACATCGGATCTTTTCTTCAGCCCTACAAGACCAAGACCAAGCTCCATAGCTCCAGTGCGAGTGTCGCCTTTTGCAATCTCAAGTTTTTGTTTAAGTCTTTCAGCGGAAAGCTTACGCAATCTGTCATTGATTGATTCCCTTTGAGCCTGAACTTCCTCGTTCTCCAATGATTGCTCATTCGTGATTGTGCTACCAATCCCAGCGAGATAAGGAGCAAAGGCTGGATCTTGGCTTAAAGTAGGAAGATCCTTTAGCTTGCCTTTGACTTTCAGTCCACCCTTTTCAAATGTAAAGTCAACGTCTGGCTGTTCCTTGATAGCCATTGCACGCTCTTCAAGTGCCTGCTTTCTCTGCGCTTCAGCAGCAGCTTGCTTCTGAGCCTCGTCCTGCCGAAACATATCCATCATTGCTGGTATATCTAATACTGCCATAAATCTCCTTATATCTTGATTAGGTTGCTAAGACCAGTAGCAATCTGACCAAATTGTTCAGCCCCACTCGGCTGCCTAGAAATCGCACCAACCTGCGCACCGTAAGTCGATCCAGCATAATCCGCCAACGTATTGTAAATCCCAGCCGCATTCTGCGCTCCAATGAATCCAGCGTTAGGATTGACATAGGCATACGGATTAGCGGCTGAAGGAGTAGCTTGGAATCCACCAGTAGATTGAGGTGCGGATGCAGCAAGATAATTGTTTAGAATATTCTGCTGTTGCCCCAAACGCTGTGAGGCCAAGTTATACAGCGTAGGACCGCTTGCAATAAAGCCTTGAGCCGCGCCAAGGCGAGACTGAGTAAGGGCGTTACGCAGACCAACGTCACGCGCAATTGCGTCTGACATACTTTGACCAGAAGCCAAGAATCCTTGGGCTGCACCGAGGCGAGCCTGAAGTCTTTGCTCCCCAGCCAATCCAGTTGTGACTGCTTCCTCTACGGCTGGTGCGACACCAAAGATATTGCCTCTGGCAGTCTGCGCTGCCCTTGCAGCCTGCTGGTACTGCCTCTGCTCTTCCGCACCAAGCTGTGAGCCTAGCGCAACCTGACCAGCAATCCGTTGTTCAACATCGCGCCTAAAGGCTTCTGTCTCTGGGCTGGTCGTTGCCTCAAGAGGAGTTTCAGCCATCGTCTGGTACTGCTTGGCAAGACCGCGAACAGTCGCGCCAACAGTAGGATCAATCTCATCAATCTGCCTTAGTGTTCGTTCTTCTGGAAGGCGTAAGGATTCTCTGAATTGCGATATTGCACCAGTAGCTTGCTCGCCAGATACGGGCTGATAATTCTCGAAAAGATTCTTAGCCTCAAGAGTATCTTTTTGTGCCTCTGCCAATTCTGAATTTAGGCTATCAATTGATTTCTGTGCTTCGGCACGCCTAG